GAAGTTCATGCAGTTAGCGATGAAGGAATACGGCTTGACCAACCTTGGTGGTTTTGCTAATCGCTCGATGAATAACCCGAAGGCAAAGAAGGGCGACCCTAAGTGGTTGAGCGTTCACGCAACTGGGAGAGCTTGCGATTTGGGGTATTCCAACCGCACAAAGGCGATGGAGCTGTGGCATTTCATGTTGAAGAACAGTGCTGCCTTGGGCTTGGAGGAGGGGCATGACTATGCGTTTGATGCCGATAAAACCGACGGCAAACTTGGTTGGGGTCGCGGCTATCGTTGCTCCCGTGGCGAAGGCGAAAAGGGCGTAAAGATTTATGACAGCGAAAGCAATGCCGGTTCGCAAGGTGGGAAGTGGTTGCATTTTGAACTTTCTCCCGCTATGGCAGACAATCCAAACAAGTTCGCTGCGGTATGGGCTGAACTACAGGCCAAAGAAAAGGCATGATGAGAACCGTGGGTGTACTGATCTGGGTAAGTATCGGTGCAGTCCTCGGTGTCTCTGCTTTTCTATTGATGGCGTGGGGCGAAGCAGTACGCATCAGTAACAAAGACGACCAATGACTGTCGCAGAATGGATCATCACAGTAGGCGCAGTTGTCGCCGCCATTGGTGTCATCCATCGCGCAGTGGTGTATCCAATCTTCAAATGGGGACAACGCATTGAACACGCTGTCAGCCACGTTGAGTCAAACATGAAGAACAACGGCGGTACATCTATGCGTGATGCGATTGACCGCATCGAGAAGCGTCTAACAACAGTCGAGGACTACATCACCAAACCAAAGTAGGTGATAAAGTCGGCAGTCCTATGACACACGCCGACGTTGAAATCCTGCTGAAGTATCTAGTGAAAGTAGTGGTGCCACCGGCAGACCACGACGACTTCATCCGAGCTGTTGAACGGTTGGAATCCTTGCTACATAAGGCTAAGAAAGTCGCATAAACCCCGACTAATATCGGGCTATGACCGCACCAAAGAACTGGCTGACCTGCCCTAACTGTGACTACGGATGGGATGTGAACGAAGGCCGTCACTGCCCGCAATGCCGCACAGAAGGAGAATCAGATGGAGAAGACTGAGTACCCCATTGTTCTTGTCAAATGGGCTGATGCTTGTGGCGAAGAACCAGGTTGGTTATCTCTTGACACACTCGAAGATGACGGTGAAGTAATCGTCAACAGTGTCGGTTTTCTTATACCGCAAGACGAACCAGGTTCCAAAAAGGATCACATCACGTTGATGCAATCTTTCCATGATGGCGAAGGAATCCACATTTTCCGTATCCCCGCGGGGATGGTTCGGTCTATGTCTGTCATTCATTTTGAGGACTAAATATTTCTGCTTGACTTTGATACACCCCGCCGATAATGTGACGGTCAATCGTTATACAACAAGGAGGGGCTATGGCTCTACATCGTTATCGGATTGCCAAACCAGAACACGGTGGGCAAGACTGGCTGAACATTCGTTTCCGAGATGAAGAAGGAAACAAGCGTGTGTCGGCATCAGCTGTGGCAGCAATCTACGGGTTGCATCCATTCGTCAAGAAAGACGCATACGCAGCAGAACTATTAGGTGATGTTGCACCTACACCAATTCCACCGAACCCTGCAATGGAACGTGGCAACCGTTTAGAACCATTCGTTCTTGAATGGGCCGCCGACAAGATTGGTGTTCCGTACATCACACCCGAAGAAATGTTCGCCGCTGATTCACCGAACGGTGCGCGGATGGTTTCCACACTCGACGGGTATTACGAAGATGGTGACACCCGAATGATTCTTGAAATCAAAACCACAACGCGCAAATGGGAAGGCAACCTGCCTGACTACTGGCGTATCCAAGGTATCCAACAAGCTATCTGTGCAGACACCAACGAAGTGATGTGGGCTGTGTTTGATCCGTCAATGATTCTGCATTTGCATCGACAGATAATTACACCGGCAGAGATGGCTGAACACATCAGTGCTGTTGAAGCCTGGTTGAACGCTATCGAGTTGGGGATGATGCCAACAGGTGTGAAGTGGTCGTATGAAACTATTGCTACCCGTTACAAGCGAAGCGTGAGCAAGATTCAAGAGTTGCCCACTGAGACATCTGATTTGTTTGACCGTCTTCGCCATGTCCGTAGCGAACTGGCTTCCTATAAAGAGTTGGAAGACCAGTTGAAAGCAGAGATCTGTGACTTGATTGGCGACTGTGATACCGCTACCATCAACGGTACAACAGTTGCTACTTGGAAGGCACAAGAACGCAGCACCTTTGACGCGAAAGCGTTCAAAGAAGCGTACCCCGAACTGCATACACAGTTCACAAAAACATCAACAACACGTAGCTTTCTCTTGAAGGGAGAAAAATAATGGAAAAGAAAACTATTGGACTTGGCGATGTACTCGCCACATACGGTGTGCCTGACCCGCGCATCGTTGGCAAACTACCTAAGGGTGGAATCCAACTTGACTTCGTTGGTCACGCCGACGTAACCAAAATGCTTATCGAGATTGACCCGTGCTGGTCATGGGAACCAGTAGCGTTTGACGCTGACGGACTGCCCGCATACCGCGTCGAGAACGGGCTGGCACATATGGCGGGCTGGCTCACTGTTCACGGTGTACGCCGTCTCGGTATCGGATCAGTAGCACACAACAAACCTGACCTGTTGAAAGAACTCGCATCGGACTTCATTCGTAATGCTGCTATGCGTTTCGGTATTTGTCTGTCGTTGTGGACTAAGCAGGAATGGGATGACATCCCTAGCCACACACCTACACCGGCACCGAAGGCAACCCCGAAGACCACACCAAAGACTGATGGCTTGCTATCTATCGCCCAGGTGAACCAGTTCAAGTCTGCGTGTGAGGCACGTGGCATCAACCCCGACGAGGTAGCGAAGGCTGCTGGTTTGGGTGACTCAGAGAAGTGGACTGAAGGCGACCTTGCCAAGCTTCGTACCGCATACAAGAAGATGTCGGAGGCTATGTAATGGCTAACAAAAGAACAGTTGACCCTGACGCATCAGAGGCTTCGGCACACATCATCGGTATCCGTGTGACACCGAAACAGTTAGAAGAAATTGGTTTGCTTTGTCAGGCCCGTGGCATCAAGCGGTCACAGTTGCTTCGTGATCTTGTTCGACAAGCGATGGAGAAGGAGTTGGAGAAGTGAGGGACTATGTGTACATCGACGACCACGACAATGCGATGACAGAAGTAGCCAACGAACGTGACACCTGGAAAGAGATTGCTGAGGCTTTATACCTTGCTCTTGAATGTGAGAAGGGTCTTCGTTTGGCAGGCATCACAGATGACACCGGATGCCCTAACTGCGCTGGTGTAGTTGAGAAATACTGGAAGGCTGTACACGATGCCGCATGACATCGACTCGTTAGAAGACCGCATCACTTTGCTTCGACATCAACTGAAAGAGATGAAAGCAGAAGTCAAGGAACTGCGCGAGATAATGAACGGCCTTGCCCACGCTGTAGCCCTGCTCAATAAACCCAACAAGGACAAGCAGTGGGTTCAGGAGTATTACCGCCGTTGGGAAAACAAACACAAAGACTGGTGGAATGTCTGATGATCCACGGAAGAAACGGCTATGTGAAATACAAATGCCGGTGTGAGATTTGCCGTAAAGCAAACAGTGACTACAAGAAAAGCCGCCGACCTGTCGCCACATTTCAGTTGCGTCTTGATGGGTCTGTCTTGGTGGAGCGTCTCCGTGCTGATGACCGTTTGAACGCTGTCGGGAAACGCTCTGCTCAACGTTGGGTGCATGAAGGCATTGATGTGTATAACGCTGACCGTATGTGCATCAGACTTGGGTATCACCCCATCGAGATTTGGGGTCAAGACTTTTACGAAGGGTGCCATAGTGAGTAAAGCAAAACAGAAAGGCACTGCTGCTGAGACTGCGGTAGTGAAGTTCCTACGAGAGAACGGTTTCCCCTATGCGGAGCGTCGAGCTTTGCACGGCACCGTGGACAAGGGCGACATCACCGGCTGTGGGCCTATCGTGTTTGAGGTAAAGAACCACAAGACAATAGATTTGGCTGGCTGGATCAAAGAACTAGAAGTGGAAATGCTCAACGCTAAAGCAGACACGGGTGCTGTTATCGCTAAGAAGCGTGGCACTACCGATCCTGGTGAATGGTATGCGGTGTTGCCGACACGGGTTCTTGTTGGGTTGTTGAAGCAGGCTGGTTACTAGGTGCAAATCGTCGTAACTCTAGATGAATACGAACTCGCCCACGCAGCAATGGCAGGCTGTCAACGGCGTATCGCATCCATCGCGAAAGAACGGCCACAGTTCTACGGATCAGACGAACGTAAGAACTACTGGCAAATAGACATCATCGGGATGATTGCCGAGTATGCAGTAGCGAAAGCGTTCGATAGGCATTGGCAACCCGCCACCAACAAACGCCTAGCTGACCTACCAGGTGATGTCGCTCACTACCAGATACGTTCAACAGAACATCGAGACGGTCATCTGTTCCTGCATCCGAAAGACAAACCTGCCGACTACATCTTGTGCATCGTGAAAGAGAACAAGGTTTTACTGGTTGGCTGGATTGATTTGGCTACCGGTATGAGTGTTGGACAGCTACGAAGTGCTGATACTTATTGGGTTTCGCAGCAGGATTTGAATTCTTTTGCGGATTGGAATGACCCAATCTTTTGGTCTGAGACTGTTCAGGCTAGACTGACCTAATCCGTATAACAGTACCCATGGGAGGACTATGACCCCTACTTGACCTGTCCCCTGTCGAAAGGAAACCAATGCGGAAACTCGCAGTAACCCTCATCATCTTGTCCCTATCCACCCTCACACCAACCACAACACAGGCATACGGCGAAGAACTCGTAATGCCGTGGGCGTTCTACCGCCGCCTCGCACAATGCGAAACCGGTTCCAACGTGAACCACTCCACCAAGTCCTACACATCAATGTTCGGCATAGCCCGTGGCACCTGGCAATCATGGTCCAACACATCATCCGCCACAGGACTGAACTCACTACAACAAGCTCGCGTCGTTGACAACATCGCCTGGGATGGACACTGGCAAGGAACCAAATACAAATGGCCTGTCGGCCCGTGGGGATGGGGAGCCATCAAAGCAAACTGCAACGGGTTGAAAGACTTGATTTGCAAGTCTCGACACCCTAAGGTACAACGCTGGAAGTACCGTTGCTGACGGTTTATTAGAAAGAAGTGGGATTATGAAAGCAGAAATCCTTGTTGGCGATGTTCGTTCTCGCCTAGCAGAAATACCTGACAAGTCGGTGCAGTGTGTCGTAACTAGCCCGCCGTATTGGGGTTTGCGTGACTATGGCACAGCATCGTGGATTGGTGGTGATGAAAATTGCGATCATCGAGTTGGTCGCTTTGAACACAAAGTAAGCGAAAAACAATTAAGTAATTCTGCTTCTGCTGGCCATCAAGCGCATGATGTTTGCCCTAAATGTGGAGCAGAAAGAGAAGATTCACAGATTGGTTTGGAACAAACCCCACAGGAATACGTACAACAAATGGTGTCTGTGTTCCGTGAAGTGTGGCGTGTACTAGCCAATGACGGTGTGCTATGGCTAAACATCGGGGACAGTTATGCAGGAAGCGGTAAAGGCCCCGCCGGAAATCTCGGTGCAAAACACAACGAACGACACATGGAACACAAACACTCTGCCATTGTTCCCGAAGGATTAAAGCCAAAGGATCTTGTCGGTATTCCGTGGCGGCTGGCGTTCGCATTACAAGACGACGGATGGTATCTACGACAAGACATCATTTGGGCTAAACCAAACCCAATGCCGGAATCAGTACGGGATCGTTGCACCAAATCACACGAATACATTTTCATGCTGACCAAATCAAGTCGATACTTTTTCGATAACGAAGCAATCAAAGAACCATCGGCAAATCTTGGATCAACAAAAATCAAATTTGGGGGCAGCAAATACGGCGAGAGTGACGATCCCAAACACGCCACAAAATCAGGAAACGAATACACCGATAGCGGAAAAAGAAACAAACGTGACGTGTGGTTTGTCCCCACTAAACCATTCAAGGGCGCACACTTCGCTGTAATGCCAGAAGCAATCGTCGAGCCATGCGTACTAGCGTCAAGCCGAACAGGAGACACCGTTCTAGACCCGTTCACAGGTTCAGGAACTGTAGCTGTCGTGGCACTACGCCATGGCCGTAACTATGTCGGCACAGAACTCAACCCTGAATACGCAGACATAGCAATAAACCGTATAACAGAAGCAGTTGGGGGGCTAATCAACGATGTTGTGTTATCGTAAAACACAGGTGGGGCTGACAAAGGGCGGCGTATGGAAACATTTCTATACAAAATCACAACCCGATTCTGGGCAAGAGTCAACATCGGCAACCCCGAAGATTGTTGGGAATGGCAAGGATCACTCAGAGGAGACGGCTACGGACAGTTCTACGCCCAAGGCAAACACCGTTCAGTCCACCGCTTCTCGCACTACATCTCCACATACGAGACACCGCCAGTGGTACGCCACAAATGCGACAACCGCCGATGCTGCAACCCACACCACCTTGAAGGCGGAACCCAAACCGACAACATGAAAGATGTTGTTGACAGAGGCCGCCACTATTATGCAAACAGAACCCACTGCCCACACGGACATGAATACACAGAAGAAAACACATACAGAAGACCGAACAACGGGCGTGAATGTCGCACGTGCAGGAAAGAACGAAAACACCGTTTGGTCTTGTAATCGTTGCGACATTAGAGTAACCTTGTTCGTAGCGGTCATACACCCGCCGACACACAGTTGTCACAAAAAAGCTGGAAGAATACTTCCACTACAGAAAGAGGGGGAACCCAATGAGTAACCACATCACCGTATCCGGAAAGGTCGGACAAGATCCTGAACTGCGATACACCCCAAGCGGGATGGCTGTTCTGACATTCTCGATTGCTGACACATACGGCAAAGATGAGAAGAAGAAAACAACCTGGCACAACATCACCGTGTTCAACAAGCTTGCAGAACACACCGCGAACAGCATCGCTAAAGGATCAACTGTCATTGTTGTTGGTCGTTACGAACAGGAAGAATTCACCAAGAAAGACGGCACCAAAGGTAAGTCAGTCAAGTTGATTGCTGACGAAGTTGGTATGTCTTGCCGTTGGAATTCGTGGGTTGCTGACCAAACCGAAAAGGTAATGGCACAAGTTGGTCAGGTGTTCCCTGGCGCACGTCAAATTCAGGCAGACGAAGACCCGTTCTGATG